CTTACTTTCCAATTTATCCATCATGTCATACATTTGTTTTGCACCCCTACGACGCTGTTCTAACTTATCACCTTTTTTTGCGCCCTTCAATGCCCCTAATCCTCTAACTGCTTTAGCAGTCATGACAAACTCACCATCACTTAACATGGCAGGAATGTCATCTGATTTTTCTGTGCCGGGTCCAGAGATCTGTCCTGTCTTTCTAGGAAAGCCTCCGTCTTTTAAACTTCTATACGTTGGAGCTGCAGCACCATACCCTCCTGTGCTTGGATCATAATAAGTTACACCGGGGGTGCTGACATCTAAAGAACCTTGACTACCTGCTGTAGGCATCGGAGGAAGTTTTGTTTCTTCTTCGTCCTCATCGAAACCTCCCATGGCACCAATCGCACCTAAACCTAATGCACCTGCAGTCAATGGATTATTTTTAATAAACTGTCCTGCTTGAGCTAAGAAACCTGGTTGCGCTGCAGCGGATGTTGCTGCTTGCCTAACTGCATTTGCTTCCATCCCTGCTGCTAAAGCAGCGTTTGATGTTGGAGCTGCGGCGGCGGCTGCTTGTCCGCCTAGTCCTGTTACGGTGCCGACACTAGAACCAAGAGCAGCTAACCCTTGTCCTCCAACTAATCCTGCGCTACCTCCCAAGGCTCCTAAGCCATAGCCCATTAATGCGTTTGTGGCTACATTTGCAGGATTGTCTCCTCTAATCGCTGATCCTAAACCTGCACCAATAGAAGCTCCTGCTGGTCCTGCTATGGCAAAACCTATTGCTCCTGTTACTGCTGGTAGAATCTTTTTAAACATTTTTATTCCTTCTTATTTGTAGCACCCATAGCTAATCTCGGTGCAAAAACTGTGACATCCCTTTTAATATCTTCTTCTGTAGTGTCCGTATTAGGATCGGAGACATCAGCAGAAGCTGCTTCTTCACTCTCATAAGTCGCTCCAGTCTTTGAATTAGTAATGACTGTTTCCGCTTTGCAACTGTATATAGGAACTTGTTGACCATCTATTTCCTTGTGTCCAATAATCTTTGGTTCCTCTATAATTTTATTCATGTTTTCTTATATTTGTACTACTGTTGTTGTTTAATTTCAAGCAAGGAAACCGATACCATAGCTCTATTAGCTGCGTTCGCCTGTACTTTTAAACTATCTCCTGCTTGAAAAACCTTAACATCCTGTCTAGTTGTTGTATCTGTAGCGCTAACATCTACCTCATCCACCTCTAAATCATTAGATCCGTCATTGTGAGTGATGCTTACTGTGACCGAAGCTGACGAATCATAGTTGTGTACCGACAAAGATTTCACCACAAAAGTCGATACAGGCACGGGAGGGGAAGCAGCTACATCTGCTTGAGGCACAGTAAATACTGTGGTTAAATTAGTGCTAGTTACATTAGAAATAAATCTTTTAAATACGTCTGACATTAGCTAAAAAAATACGCCCTTCTCGTTTGTTCGTTTGCATTATCTTGTTGATAGGAGGAATTCAACTGTAGAATCAATTGCTCTAACTGACGAACGAGTTCAGCAAAAGATCTTGGGTCATAATTATCAGGTGGATCTGGAAAACGAGTTTGAGGTATTTTAGCCATTATCTTTCACCATCTGGTTCAACATCAAAATGATAAGTTCCCACTTTGAAGTTACCGTTTATAGCATTACTTGCTATTCTAAAATTAGCTTGTCTTCCTCTGCCTCGCATATCTTTTTTTGTATCTGTGGCTGCTACGGTTAAAGCTGTTTGACTAATGACATTACCGTAAGGATAATTTTTAAAACTGACTGTCACTGCTAAATCTCCTGATTGATCTCTAAAGTCAGGGACAAATCTAGAAATTCTCATAGGAGCTTCTCCTGTTTGACTAATTGTAAAATCTCCTGTTTGTATAAAAGCTGACATAGCAGAACCATCAGCATCACTTCCATCTTCATGTTGATAATATCTAGACACACCATTTGATAAACCAATAACAGTAGGAGTTGCGTCAGCAACGGAGTCAGGTAAATATTCTGTAGCAAGTGGATTTTCAAAAACACCACGATCTACCCATGTTGTTCTACTTAATGTACCGACTGCCCAAGATTGTTCTAAATAATTGTAAACCACGCATTTGTTTATTTGAGGATCTACATCATTGTCAGGATTAGTCACATAGAACCAAATAATCTCTGCAAACTCTGTGTTCACACCTGCAAAGATTTGATCAGTTTGTGTTAAGTCAATATTCTCAAATACAAAATCATCAACAGTGCAAGGTAGTTTTTTAACTGTACCATCAAATGCGAAGAAAGCGTTCTGCCCCATCCAATATGCTACGTCACGAACAACAACTCCTGCGTGTTGTCCAAGTAGTCCACAGTTTCTACCTAATTGATTTAGACCAAAAGTAAAAGGAGGACCAATAAATTGTAAGCCATGTAAAGATGTATCCGTCCAAACTAATATCTGACCACGAGCTTTGTCTGCACCAACGATTGTTGAACCGTCTTGAATACGTAAAGATCCTGCTGTGTTCGTGGACCGTGGTTCGTAGGTATTGATATCTTCTTGAGATGAAAATCGTAAAAGCAAAGGGTCCTGAGAGGAACCTGTACCTATTGTTTTTTCTGTGCCAAATAAAATTAAATGTCGATCAGGTGTCGATACTAAAGAGAACCTGCTTTTTGTAGGAGCATTTGTTACTGCGCTAGCTTTCCCGGTTAATCCATCTGATGTAGGGGACCATTGAAATGTCTGTCCATCTAATGCAGTTGCAATCATTAACTCACCAAAATTATCAATAGACCAATCACGACCATCCAAAGTCACAGAGGATGTTGAACGAGCTGTGCCCCATGTGCTTGTGTTCCATGTCGACGTACCCCAACCATAACCAAATACAGATGAAGCAGGACCGATACTAATATCAAACTTTGCTGTTGCAGTGCCTGTGGTTACTGTTCCTGTAGTTTCATTAGCAGCCATTTGTATGGTGAAAGTATTACTGCTTGGAACTGATTTAATTTCAAAACTGTTATCAAAATTATCTGCTGTAAAACTTGTGCCAGATAAACCTGTTGTGCCTGAGAAAGTGACAATGTCTCCTTCGTTAGCATTATGAGATGTAATATTTACGGTGACAACGTTTGTTCCGTTGGCCGTGGTGAATATGTTACTGACAGAGGAATTTGTTTGTCTTATTGGAGTAATATCGTAAAGCAAACCATTAGCATAAATATATAATTTTTTATTTGTGCCAATAGCTGCTAGTCTTGTGCCATCAAGAGCAACCCAATGGTGAGCATCTCTAGGAACACCAATAAGTGTGCTTGTTGTGGTCTTTGCCCAGCCTCCTATTTTTTCAGGTAAGCCGTATCTAAATCTTACATTATCACAATCGGTATAACCACCAGCGGCGCCTAAACTACTTGTCTGTTTTTGAATCCCCGGCTTTAGTTCTATCTTTGTCAGTGTCATCGGCTATACTAAATATTGCTCCCACGTGGCCTTTAAAATGCATATTTCCTTGATGTGTTAAAGGCGCAGACACATCAGCGTATATTTTACCACCTATCTTAGACCATAATCTACTAAAATAATAGTCCTCACTTAAATATCGTTGATCCTTGTCCCAGTCAATCTTTCCTACACCAAAAAGATCATAGCAGTTATCTGATCGCCATTGTTGACCATTGACTATTTGATCAGAGTTATATTTACGTTCGGGGTATGCTTTTTGCATTTTAACAAGGACATCTCTTTTGATCAACATCATACCTGTGGCAGCTTCCATAACTTCACAAAAGCCCTCTTCTATCCTGATATTTTTAGGATCAACGAAGTTAAGATTATAGCCCAAAGACCTATACTCAAGTTCTTCGTTTGATACGTTAGGGTTCTCTTTTAGAACTCCTCTAATTTTATCCCAATGAATACATTTACGAGGATAGATACCACAGACTATGTCTTTATCTGCTCGAATCAATCTTTCAATATTTTGTGGTACGAAGCCTATATCAGCATCAATAAATAATAAATGTGTTCCGATGTAATCTTTATCATCTAAGAACATTGATACAATTGTATTTCGTGCTCTTGTTATTAAAGACTCATTACCCATAGTTTGTAGTTTCATACCTACACTATTTCTCGTAGTCCATGCTTGAAGACCTAAGACTCCGTGTAATGTGTTCTCTCCTAACATACCGCCATACATTGGCATTCCTAAATACAGTCTAACGTTATGATCTTTCAGATCGCCTTTTAACATATTTTACTCCATGTCTCGGGACAAGGCAGACAATGCTCTGACTTGATTCCCTTTTTCATTGTTAATAATACATCAGCAGAAATACTAATGCGGGGTTCGTCTTTTTGATTTGATTCAGTGTAGTGCAACATATGACTAGGAAAAATTATTAATCCTCCTGACACGGAAGGATATTTAACACTAGCATAATTAATCTCACTGTAATTTGTGAAATAGTTTGAATTGACAGGAACATACATACTTTGTTTTTTATCAGCATCAAAATATATATCGCCTTGATCCTCTGCTTTCACATAATAAACAAGACTGTAATGACTTGCTGTGTGTTTATGACTTTTAATATGCTGATCCTTTTTTGAAAAGGTTGCCCAGGCTTTTGTAATATTGACATCAAACTTTGTTAAATCATAGTGATGATCAACGAGAAACTCTTTAATCTTACTTCCAATTGCATCAAATAGTTTTTGATGTTTTTCATCAGTATGTAGATTGTCCTTTCCATCTTCTCCTACATCAGTTGTTTTTGCAAAGGCTCCTTCTGTAGGATTTATATTTAAATTTTCTAATACGCTTTTATTTAGTTCTTCGTGGTTTTCTATTTGTGTTGAGTAAATAGGATTACCAAACCACATCTTTATGCTTTTTGTCATTTCTACCTTTCTATCTATACTTTGGTCCGTGACTCCATATAACAAGTGAATACCTTGTGCCTTTTGTTACCGGGGAAACCCTATGCCAAACAAAAGAAGGAAACACTATTATAGATCCTTTCTTTCTTGCTTCTTTCGAAGATAGTATATTTGCAGAACTATCTTCTTGATCTCGTAAATCAAACTCTAAGTCTCCTCCCTCGTAAGCATCGCCATCTTCTAAGGATACGGTGACGGAAAGTTTTCTAATGTAATTTTCTATTTGATGTCCTGCTGAATCTCTGTGCCAATCGTAATATTGTTTTTCTTTGTACATAGTAAATTGACAGGCTTCTGAACCTATCAAATCAAAATTCCATTCTGCTTTTTTATTTGCTTCCATTATGTAAGGATTAATGGCTTCATAAATCCAGGAATCAGTAAGCCATGCTACAGAAGAGTTACGAGCTTGTTTTTTAGACTCATCCATAACCTCGGCTTCTTGAACATTGTCCTTACCAAGATTAATTATCTTATCGCAAAAGTCTGATGAAAGTGCTGATTGAAAATAATAGTATGAATATTTTAGATACATAAATAGAAATTATTGGACTCGTAAGAATCTATATCTAATTTCTCCTGTTCCTCCAGCACCACCTGTAGAGGTTGGTTGTGCACCGCCTCCTCCACCGCCTGAGCCTCTTGTCCCTGCATCTCCTGCACTACCGAAACGACCTGTGCCTCCTGCAATATTTCCAGCATAAGAAGCAGCGCCATTACTACCCGCTTGATTACAATTATCACCACTACAGTTTTGACCTGTCACACCTGCAACACCACTTCCTGATTGATTATACGAACCAACGGGTCCTTGAGTTAAAGTTGAAGCTGAGGGTATAGAAGCGGCAGAACCATCTGATTCTTTAAAATCTCCAGATGTTAATACTGAAGCATTAACTGTAGCAGATCCGCCTGATGAAGGTGTATTATTTCTAACACTACCGTTTGGTGAAGATCCACCATTTGAACCACCAGCGCCTCCTCCGTTTAAAGTAAATATAGCTCCTGTAGTTGTGCCTGATAAAGTTGTGGCCGTACCATCTTCGCCTCGATAGTTAGGATAAGAACCTAATTGACTGTTTGTTCCCCCTACACCAATTGTAAAAGTAAGAGCTTCTCCCTCTGTCACTGAATATACTTGATCGGATACATATCCTCCTGAACCACCGCCTGTTCCTCCAGATTCACCGCCTGACTTATCATACTCTGCACCACTAACACCACTAGCTCCTGCGCCTACTGCAGCTTGAACATGAAGTGCATTAGCGCCACTAGGCACAACAATTGTTGCGTTGCTCGTTTGTGTGACA